TGCGAGTTTCCGGCGCAGGCGGTGACGAACTGGCAGAAGGACCAGAGGGGGGAGTACGAGTGGGTGGTGGTGCGGAGCGAGCGGCTGGTGGTGGAGGGTCCGGAGGGGAGCGGGCAGAGGGTGGAGCGGCGGTGGGTGCGGTATGACCGGGAGCGGTATGAGGTTTGGGAGCAGGGGGAGAAGGGGTCGCGGCCGGCGAAGGTGGACGAGGGTTTGCATGCGCTGGC